AGCGTCACCGATGTCTTTGTCCCATACACGGAACTCTGAGATGGTTCCCATGTAGTCGTCAACGAGATCCAAGTCGGTAGCAGATAAGTCAACTAATGATGTAAGCGTTGCGTTTTCTCCCCCAGTTTGTCCATCAGCGGCTACCTGAAAAAAAGTTGATCCGACACGAAGCGCAACATTTACACTTTGCAAAACACCTTCGTATACAAAGTTATTAAACGTAGCAAAGTCAGCTACATTGTTAACTTCATGCGTTGCAGTAAGCCTTTCTCCTGCCGCATCTGTTAAATCTGCGCTCAATAAAAGTTTATTGTCGTTATCTATTCGCCAACTAAAAAATTTAGCTGCTTGTTGCGTTGCTGAAGTCCATGTATTCGCATACGTAACACGCCCTTCCATACCGATAGAGACTGACAGGGGGTTGATCTCGCGGACGCTGATGTTGTCAACTGAACCTATAAATGAAGAGTTTGCTCGAATTTTTACTGTTCTTGTGCCGCCTGTAGCCAGCACTTCATACGAATAAGTTCCGCTTGAAGTAGTAGCTTGATAAGCTAGTTCAGTAGTAACACTAATGCTTACGGTACCTGCTTCTCTAACAACATCGTATGACACTAAATAAAGTTTTCCTGCCTCTAGCGTTATGTTGCTTGTAGAATCTAATTGAGAGTTTGCTGTCTGACTTCCATCACTAGAAGCTGTATCACCAGAGATACTCCAGCCAGTCCCCTTAGTCCAATCACTGTCCGTATCAAACGTCCCATTAGTCACCAACTCGTCGCCAATGTACTGCGGCGTAGGCCACGGTAGGTTAGCTGATGGGATAGTGAATGTCTCAGCCGCTCTGCTTACGCTAGAGCCAGACGTTGGGATTAGCGATGAAAATGTGGAGCCAGCCTCGAATTGAGATTGCCAAACATAACACTGAGCATCTGTTTCTCTGGTTTTTGAATTGTCCGCAGTAACCAAAGTTAAAAATGGGTTGTATTGGCTTTGAGCGGTATCCGTGCCAACTACAGAGATTCTGTACCAGCCATTGCCCACATCTTCAATGGTAGACGTAAGAGACGTCATAGTACCTGATCCAGATTCAAGTGTAAGGGCTTCCCCGTTTTGTATATCAAACCACGAAAAAAACTGATTAGTAAAATCGTTTGACCTATGTATTAAACCAACAATACCAGAACCTGTTTTATACTTTACATAAACGGAAGATGTGTAAGTTGTTCCTGCTACTGTTGTATGTACTCCAAAAAAACAAGTATTATTATTGTTTGCGGTATTTTCGTCATAAAGCCACGCATCTGTTTCGCCGCTTGGAGACACTGCCTGATCCGCAGTTACTGTCGCGTTGCCCGCCGTTGTAAATGTATTGCTGTCAACGTCTAAGTTAACCCTAGACTCAGACTCAGCCAGTACGCCCTCGTTAACCCATGCAGAGCCGTTGTAGACGTGGTGGCCTACTCTTGGGAGGTACTTAGCCGCTGACGTTGTAGGGACGTATGAGTCTCCACGATCAGGGTTGTCTACCATGCCGCCTAAGTCAGAGCGGTAGACGTGCGGAAAAGCGACATAAACTTCGTCAGCAGTACAACCACTTCTGTTTATGATTCGCAGTGTAGTTTGAGGAGCGGTTACGTTGAGTGTGTACAACTTCCAGTCGCTAGTAAGCGTTACTGTTTGTTGATCCGTACCATGCTCTATATTAATTGTTTCGCCAGCAGTTCCCTTTAAAAAAACACCGAACGCACTGTCTTCAGTAATCGCTAAATTTCTGTTGATTCTTGCGTTATCAGCATTTTGTAAATTTGTAATAAGTGCCGCTGTACTGCCTCCAGCAGGATCTGTTTCTGTTGTAGAGGATTTTACTGCACCTCCCGAAACCGTCCACTGTTGACTCAAATCCTCAGAATACGTCAGTAGATTATGTGGCGCCCATTTGATAACAGGCATCTCTCGAACGCTTACGTTGTCTACATAAAAGGTAGCCGTGCCGCCTCTGAAGCCCAACTCAAAGGTGGATGAGTCAGCAATATAAGCGTATTCATAATTGCCACTTGCTGAGTGCGATTGAAGCGATTGTTCGCCGTCCATAAGCGAAGGAGTGCCGCCGGAAACGTCTATCAATGTGAAGGTGACAATGTATGTCTTACCTGCTTCAACAGCTACGTCTTGGCTTAACGCAACAGTGACGCTTGATCCGCTGTCGTATGATGCGCCCCTGCTAGACCAAACCCAACCCGCTCCTGACCAGCCATCAATGCTATCCGTAAACGAACCATTGGTAACAAGCTCAGGCCCATAGCCGTCAGTCATAGTGGCATTGCCAGCACGGGCGTGGGTTATGGCTCCATCAAAGTTGACAGTCTGGTTCTTGTCCTTCTGATAAAAGTTATCAATGAAGTCAAAGACAAGACCGGGGTTGTCAGAACCAACAGAGTATTTAGATATTCCCCGCCTAATAGACGTAGCTAGTCTGTTAAGCCTAGAGCCGAAAAACATTAGTCCATCTCCGATACGTAAGCTGTGCCTGTGCTTCCGCCAGTGATAAAGCTAATGGTGTCTCCTGAATAAGTGTGAATGAACTCTACAGTGTTAGATGGGATGTAGTAGTCGCTAGTAGTAGCTGTGCCTGAGACGCTAATGTGTACGTCTACAGTGGCTACAATGCGGGTTACTCGTTGTGAAATAGAAGTTGAAGAAGCAGCAGTGCCTGATACGGATACTGTCTGAGCAGCTCCGGGTCGAAGGCATTGAATAGGTGCTGAGTTAGAATCTTTAGCTAAACGTGACATGGATGTTCTCCTGAGTCAGAAAAGGTAAAGGGGCCATTGCTGACCCCTTGAGTTTTAGCTTAGGCTTAGTTTGGCAGAGCCAGAACAAAACCAGCTTCAGGACGGTAGCACTCGACACCGTAGAGAGTGTCAGCAGTGTACAGAGTTGACAAGTGCTCCTGCTTGTACTGAGTCTGTGAACGTACAGACATCTGCTCTGCAAGAACGACAGCGTCCTTGTGGAACAAGAGTCCAGCACGTACTTCAACAGCACCGTTTTCAGCAGAAGTCTCAATAACTTCACAGTTAGAAGACACGTATACGTCTACACCGTAGAGGTTACCGATAAGGCCGCTTGCAACTGGTTGACCGCTTACGAAGTCAGAAGACACGTAACGCTGAATACCAAGGATCTGGTTACGTACTGAAGGTGGAATTACGAGGCAACGGTTGTCCATTGGAACGTCGTTGTCGTCCATCTTCTGAATCATGTCACGGAAGAAGTCGTCGCTAAACACGTCAGCAGCAGTTACTGTGTCTTCAGCAAAAGCAACAGTGCCTTGGGCAGCACCGCCAGCAACATTGTTAAAGAAACAAGAGCTGTGGACGTAGCTGCCGGGAAGACCAGTGTGGAGTACGTTGGTAGAACCTACGTTTGCATTAGCACCGTCAATACGGAAAGCTGTAGCAACTTGGTGGAGGTCAGTGTCAACCTTCTTAGCAAGCGCATAACCAGCATCTTCAGTATAGAACTGACGGAGGCTGTTGAGTGCCTGTACTTCTACGATGTCCTCAATCAAACGAGAGTACTCAAAGTGACGGTTTACGTCAATTGTGATTTCGTCTTCAGTGTTTGCAATTACAGTAACCGCAGTGTCAGCAGACTTAGCGTTTGCGTCTGCACGGACAGGTACTGGGACGTGAATGCGGTCACCCTTCTTGCCAGACATTGCAATCTTCTTGACAAGGGGAGCCATCTTTAAGTTCTTCTGGTAAGCAGCAATTACCTCGTCACTCCAGATTTCTGGAATAAACGCTGATGCTTCGGTCTTCGCTGTAAACGCTGCTGCTGCAGGCGAAGAAGTGTATGTTGTAGTAGCCATGTTAATCTCCTAATAGATTATTTGACACGACCCTCTGCGTACGCTTGTAAGATTTCTTCGGACAAGCTTTGGTAACGCTCAGGGTCAGTTCTCATTAGTTTAATAATGTCGGCCCTGCGATATACTTTCTTACGACTTCCTTCAGCACTGCCTCTGGCGTTGCCTGTGTTAGCTGCCTTGAGTTGTTGCTTACGCTCCTGCTTTTCAACATTAGCGGTCTGCTTTACTACTTGCTTCCGTTCTTTCCAGAGTGAGAAGAGTTCGTCAGCAGAGTCAGCATCGTACTGCTGGTCAGCGGCTACAAACAATTGAGTCCTAATCTTAGAAGTTTTAATCCACTCAGCAAACTTAGGATCAGCTAAGATCTCTTGCATGTCTGGGTGTTTATTATTAAGCGTAGCCAGTGCAGCCTGTTGTTTGTACTGCGCTGAGTACTGCTCTGCTTCTCTAATCTTAGGGTGGTTCTCAATAGCCTTGTTGACAGCACCTTGCGGATCTGTAAAATAGTCTATATCGTCTTCAGGCTCAACGTATTGTTGAGGTGCTTGTTGTTGTGTCTGAGTACTAATGTAATC